GGTTTGCGTTGGGCAGGTTTATCCTCTTCCAACGAATCAGTTTCCCCAAAGTATTCTGGGAATCGTTTATGCATCGTATCATCAATACGACGGTAGTATTCTTCACTAGTCGGGCTTACACCTGACCTTACTAATTTCTCATGCAGTCCAAGTGCAAGACTTGTCATTTCTGGGTCTTGACCAAACCAGGTGTTTTTTTCTTGCCACCGAGTGGCTTTTTCATCTGGTTTTGGGATATTGTACTGTGAATTAATTTGTTGCTCTAATTGTCCTCTATTTTGAGAAGTTTGTAAAGCTTCTTGTGATTGATATTGAGGTTTCATGCCTAATGCATTCTGTAATTTATAAGAAGCCTCATTCATTCTAGATTGAGCCTCTACTATTTTTTCAGAATCACCTGAATCGTAAGCATCTTTATAATCTCTTTTAGCTATTAATAACTCTTTTTCATAAGCATCTTTTAATGTTTTTAGGTAATCTTGCTCTCCTACACTTAAAGTAGACTTAAGTTTTCTGTTTTCTTCAATGATAGATTGAGCATATTTAATAGCTTCTTCTCTTTCACGAGCAGCCGCTTCTTTAGCTCTTCTTTCATCATGCCAAACCTTTTTAAGTTGAGCCATTCTATTTTTTACTCTTTCAGAATAATCTTCTAAAGTATCTTCATCTAGCTCTTTTTTTATATCCTCAGGTAAAGGTTCGCGACCTCTATCTTCTGGAGGAGTATCGTCCTCTATTTCTAAATCAAAATCAAATTCTTCTTGTTTAGGTTTAGCTTCTTCTTTTTTAGCTTTCGCTGCTTCTTCATAATCTTGCTTATCCTCTTTAGACGTTATTTCTACTTCCGTAGATTCATCTTCAAGTTCAGCAGGAATCTCATTTACAATCTTTACCATACTTCTTCTCCTTATGCGCGTTCGTATCCACGTGGGTCATCGACCACTGCTTCTACGGTATCGTCGTTAATAATGCGAAACTCTCTTCCATGTATCTTGATTCGAGTTCCAGAATATGCTCTAGTGATTACGAAGTCACCTTCTTTACACCAAGGGCCTGTAGGAAATCTGTCTTTGTCTGCGTAAGCCATATCTCCTAATTTCATCACAAATAAAACTACAGTTGAGTGTTCTTCAATATGTTTTGTTTTATCTGCTTTGATAATTCCACTCTCAAATTTATCATCAACTTGAGGTAATGCACATAAAATGCGGTACCCTTTAACTTCTGGTAATTGAGTAGGTTTTTGTTCTTGTTTAGGTTCTTCTTCAGCTGTGACTTTCTTGCCTTTGAAGTCTACGATTGTTTTACTCGGCGTAATGATATTACTCATCATCTTCCTCCATATTTTTTGCAAGGTCTGCTATATGTCTTTGCGCTATCATAAGACCTCGAACTATGCCAGCACTGTGTTGGTAATGAGCAAAATCTGTTGCTACTCCGTCACCTAAATTTTCTAAAATAATTTTGCGTTCATCCTCTAACCTCTCAGCTAGAAGTTTTAACGTACTTTCTATCATGCTATTCCTTTCTTTCTTTTAGTTGAATTTCTTTATTTTTTTGCACCGCTTCTATGCCCAGTTTTGTTCCTTGTACTAACTGTTCAGAAGCAAGTTTGTTTTTCTCACTTACTGCTTTAGCTCCTAAATTAGCTCCAGCAATTCTTTCTTGTGAGTCAATTCTTTGTTTCTCAATTTCAAGTCTTTGTTTTTCCATCTCAATATCAGCTGCTGTTTTATTAGCTTTAATTTCTGTTTCTCTTTCTTTGATAGCCAATTCACGCATTTGAATTTGTGTGAGAGGATTTTGCATTTCTGCTTGAGCTTGTTGTTGAGCAATTTGAGCTTGATTTTTACGTAATAGTTTAGCGCCTGCTTCTGCAGCAAGACGAGATACTTCGAGTTCAACTTCTTCAGGAAGTCTTTCATCTGGTGCAGGTAATGGTACACCAAGTTGTTCTTCCATTTCTTTACGATATTGATAAGCTAAATGTTCTGCTATGTGAGCTTCTAATGCAGCGTTAATTTGAGCTGCTCTAGGGCTTTGTCCTGCAATCTGTGCTAACATTGGATCATCTTTGAAAGCCATGTGTACTTGTAAATGTGCTTCATGATCTTGATAGATAAATGCTTTTAGTGGTTTACCATTTAATAAATTCATGTTTTCTGAAATAGGATCTGTTGGTTTTGCCTCATCTCCTGCAGGAATTAACTTATCAATATTCTTAACTCCCAGTACTTCTAACATTTGTTTATTTAATTCAACCATGTCGTAAATGTTTGGGTTAGCTTGAGCTAACTGCATAACTGCTTGATATTGCACCACTTTCTGTGACATTGTTGCAGCATTAGGATCAGATACAGGTATAACTTCTGTAGTGTCATAGTCTGTACGTTTAGCTCTTCTTTCTCCTTCAACTGGATCATATGAGTATTCATCTGGTGTGTAATCTGCAATAATACCTTTTAAGAGTTTAAACTCTTGTTTCATAGCATTATGAATTCTAGATTGTACTGCACTCATAACCTTGAGTGTTCTTTCTAATATTGCTAACGTTGTACCAACAGGTGCATTCGCTGACATATCTGATACTTTTAAATCAGCAGCAGAAGCAAATCTTCTACCTTCTTCGATAATCTGATTCATTAACTGATTTAAAACTTGGCTAGGCTCTTTATATGGAAGAGTCATGATGTTATCTCTGATTGTACCTGATGGTACATCTACATCACGAAACTCAGCTGGAGCAATAGGAGTTTCATCTCCTTTAATTCTTAATCCGCGAGCTTTAAAGCCGCCTGGTAAATTTGATAAAGTACCTGCGTCAACTAACTGACGTAAAATCATTGTTCCTGATTTAGCAAATGCTCCAATCAAATGGATTAAACCAAAGTGATAAAAACCAAATCCTGGGATATATCCATAATGAACAAAATGCTGACGCTTCAACATCTTCTTATCATCTGGGTTCCAATTACGTCTAATTGATAATACAGTGCCTGTACCTCTTTCAATAGTAACTACGTATGGAATTGCTATTCCAGTTTCTTCTCCATCTTTATCTACGTCTTCAAATCCTTTTAAATCTAAATCAACGTGCATCTCAAGAATTTTAAATCTATTATCTGTCGTTGCATTGAATCCCATTTTCTCTGCAATTTTTTCTTCAACTTCTTCTAAACTGTGAGAGGGTTCACCTAAATCTACATCGCGATAGAATCCTGCAACTTGTAGTTTTCTTAATTCATTTGGAGTTTTACGCATCACATGAGTTACACGTTCTGCTGTTTCTAAAGATGATGCACCGTAGGGTACAACTAAATCTTCAGCTGGAATGTACATAGAGACTTGACGCTCTAGGTTTGGATCATAATATACTTTTTTAAATGCGTTACCTGCTAAACCTAAACCCCATAACATTCTTTCATGTTCAGGTCTATACTCAACCATTTTTTGAGTTAACTGATAATTCATATCTTCTTTAACTCTTTGCGCTGCTTCTTCTTTTTCTTTTGTTAGCTTACCAATGATTTGTGTTTTAACTGGGCCTGCTGCTGGGAATGTTTCTGTCATAGTTTCAGATTGAAACTTAACAAGTGTCTCTGTCATTAATGGGTGATAAACATTACATGCACCTTCCCATGGTTCGGATCTATCTTCTAATTTAAGTCCTAATAAATCTAAACCTTCAACATAAGTATCTAACCAATCACGACGTGCAGATAGGTCTCCTTCATAAGCACTTATTAAATCAGATGATAATTCATCTAAAGTAGATTCATCTAAATATTCAGCTATGTTGGCGTTGAAATCTTCATCGTCATCTTCTTTTTCAAGTTCAATTTCGAGTCCACCCATTTTGATACTTACTTCTTCTGGGTCTTCTATTTCAATTTCAAGATCAGGTTCCATGTTGGTTATTTTTTCCATCATGTCATCTAAACCTTGAGGTGCTTGGGAAATCCCTTTATCTATATCATTGGCTGCCATCGTAAATTCCTAATATTTTTTTAATTTGTATTATAAAAAGATATAATATAATAAGTGTAAGTGTTTTCACCCACCATATAATCTTCCATATTTTATTTGCTAATTCATACAGCATAGTATCTTTTGCTATTATACCCTCTAAATCCTGGTATATCATCTTCTTCATCACTTGGCAACCTAATAAAGCCACCTTGTCTGAATCTCATTAATGCTAGAGTAGTCGCATCAACCAAGTCATCATTAGCGCCTGAAGGAAAATCATTGCACTCTTCTATAACATCATGTGCCCATCTTCTATCTGGTGCCCATACTATACCTGAACTAAATAAATCTGAAATTGCGTTTACTCGACTAATTTTATCTTGCCCTTTTCCTGGTGTGAATTCTCCAACGGGAATACCCATCCTTCTGAACTCTTGGTAAAGTGCAGCCCCGTTAGATTTTTTCTCCACAACAAAAGAATCGGGTTCCCAATCTTTATATTCGTCTATGCAAAGTTGCTTTAACTCTGGGAATTCCAAACGTTTTTTTATTGCGTTCAATAGTATTATATTATAATTATTGGTTTCTTCGTTAAAAAATACGCCCCAAGTTGTTAAAGCATTATAATCCGACCGATTATTTGCTTCTTGCGCAGCATCGAGTGTCATTATGGTAAACTCACAAGACGGAGGATTTTCTTTCTCCCATATGTTCCACCACTCTCTTTTTATTAATGCGCCTTCTTCTGATACTGGATTTTGCATATACTGAGCATTCCAATACCTTACATCTAAAGCTGCTCGACGAGCTCTTAATTCTTCTAAACTCCAAAACTCTGGCCAAAGCGGAACTTCTTCTCCACTCTTATCTTCTAATATTGCAGGAAACTCTACTACTTCCCAATCATCAACTTCATCATTCTTAATCATCTGATTCACAATCTGTCCAGTTAAATCTAACTTAGACCATCGTGTCATCACGACAACAATTGCTCCTCCTGGCATAAGCCGCTGTAATGGACCTGATTGAAACCATTCCCACGCGGGTAAGAATACATCTGGTTTTCCAAGTTTTGCATCTTGTTCTGAGTGAGGGTCATCGATGATAAATAAATCTGCACCTCGTCCAGCAAGAGCGCCACCCACACCAATGGCAAAATACTCACCATTAAAATTAGTACCCCAACGAGAAGCTGACTTCGAATCTGCTTGTAACTCAACTTGTGGAAATATTTCTTTATACGAGTCGCTGCCCACCAAGTTTCGAACACGCCTACCAAAATTAACTGCAAGATCAGCTGTATGAGAAGCCATGATAACTTTCTTAGCGGGGTACTTACCCAAA